TAGTTTGAAATCAATTTTTACTATTGAATTCGTTAAAAAAGTTCGTATTTTACACTTATAACTAACACAGTTGTGTTAAAATTATATTTTATTTTATTATTTTGTATTTTGAAATTCCATTTATGTATATATAATTATAATGAAAAATAAAAAAAATTTGATTTTGTAAGTTATAACAAGAGATTTGTTTGTTTTTATTATACGGTATATCGAAATCATTTATAAATGATGATACTTGTAACTCACCTCTATATACAGCTAAATATCCATTGTCATATAAACTATGACAATATCTACACATAAATTCTACGATATTTTTATTCTTTTTTTCATTGTTATTTAATATACATCTCGGCTTTAGATGTGCAGTTTCTAACAAACATAATGGTAATTTTTTATCGCAAATTATGCACGTATGTGGTTTATTAGTAATTAAATAATTTCTCAACTGTTGTTGTTCCCTTCTAATTTCTCTTAATTCATATTTTCTATGTGTTTTATTATATTTTCGAAAAAATTTAATAATAATTTTTGCATAATAATATTTATAATCGTTTAATATTATACTTCCTTCTCTTGATAATTCGTACATATCGTTACGAAAAAAAACAATGTTATTTTTAATTAATTTTGATAATTCATATTTTATAGTATTTATTTCAATTGATTTATCGCAGCGGGGGTTTATATAATTATATATGTCCATTACTGTATTTATATCTTTTAAAATAAAGGAATTTATAATACGGTCTTTCATATTAGTAATATATTATAAATTATTTTTAAGTCAATTATAATGAAACCATAATATTATAACCTCGTTTACCTGGATTATTATTTACATCAACACCTTTGCTGTTTTCTTCTTTGTAATTTATTTTTTCAAACTCCTCTTTGAACCTTTTCTGTATTTTCAAACATTTTTTACCATTTATTTTACACCAGGTGTCATATATTTTGAATATATCTTTCAATCCAAATCTTAAGTTTGTTTTATCCGTTTTTTTACAACATGAATTTGCAAATAGTAATACATCATTATTGATTAATGGTTCTGTTAAAATATTTAGTTGTATAACATTTTTAATGGGTAGAGGAGATACTATATTTAACGAAATAATTTCTGGTTTATCCTTATCAAATAAATATAACCAACCGTCAGGAGTTTTCCAATAATATTTATTAGGCAATCCTGTAGCATTTTCAATAAAATCATCATTATCTTCATTAGTATATCCGTGCGAATTTTGTTGTTTATATTCTTCTTTAATAACTGAATACTTTACATTATCACCATTAACAATATATGGAGTGCTTTTTATGTAGTCGTTTGTTAGGGTTGGTAATTGTTTGTCTTTAGTAATAAACGATATACATATATATAAATCGTCATTGTCCTCATAACAAGTATGAACTCTCCTTACTCCATCTTGACCTTTTCTATTTGAAATATTATCACTAGTTAATTCGCCAAATCTCATTATAGCATTTGAATTTTCTAAATCCTTTATTTGTATTTTTTTCGGTACATTTCTGATACTCTCTGGATAATAACCTAAATCGTTATATTGTTGTTTTCTTACTTCAAACCATTTATTAGTTATATGATTTAATTTTATTGTTAAATTATGTGTATTTGAAACATCATCAATAATTTTATTTATGTCTTGAACTGTAAAATGTTCTAATCTACGAAATTCTTGTTTTATTTTATATCTGCCATACTTCTCAATAAAATCATCTTTATTCATTTCTTTTATTTCATTAAAACAAATATACTCTGTTAAGTTTGTTTCTTTACACCAATTACTAATTTCTGTATCGTTCATATCATCAATAATAATTAATTTATAACCCTTAATCTTGCTATCATAATGTTTCATTGGTATTAAATTTTTTCTTTTTTTCGATACATCGATATATTTCATATATTTTCCAAATTTAAAATCGCCATTGTCAATTATACTTTCTAATAAATTCTTGATTTCTTCCCAATTTTCGCAACTCATTATAAATTTTTCGATTTCTTTTATAAATTTCACATAAAAATTCTCTATTATATCTTGCATTTCAGGTGTGGTCCATAGAGTAAGTTTCATATGCCCATTTTTAAGTTCTGGGTCAGACGATTTTACTTGTAATCTTATACTTTGTGAAATATCAGTACAGTTAAATGACGCATGAGAAACCTTATACTGATCTGTTAAATGTAATGAATATTTATCATAATCATCGCTTGTAAAGGAATATCCTCTATCGCCATATTTACCTGTTACAGTAATAACTGTTTTATTTACAATATACTCATCACTCTCTTCAAATAAAATTCTTAATAATTTATACACCAATTTTATATTCAATATTTTTGTATTAATATTGAAATAACAATAATCATTCGGTAATATTTCAGATTTTTCGGTATCTATAGATGAGCCATATACTCCTCCTATTTGCCATAATCTTTGACTTGCTGATGATTGTTTTGAATCCCATAAAGATAATCGTTTTATTTCTTTTTCATATTTTTTTGATATATACAACCTTAAACAATTCCCGTGATATATTACAACAAATAAATTCGGAAAATCTTTAATTATTCTATCCACTAAACAAAACTGATTAGCTCTTATTTTTTCTTCACTTATTAATAACGAATTATATTTATTTGTTGGTCGTTCAAGTATTTTTATTATTATTTTTTTTATATTTACATTATAATCTTTAACAATATCATAACAAGTTTTTATCTTGTGATTATCCCTATCCTGATAATCCCACCATGTCTCGATACATGAAGTCTCAAATTGTATAGAGTTATTAAATAATCCATAATAATCATTTGTTCTCTTCATTTTATGAACCTTTGATATTTGAATTTGTATATCAGTTTGATCGCTTAATCGTGTTGTTATATTATACAATAAAGAATGTGCTGTTCCTGTAATATGTAATGCGTATTTTACTTTTTTATATATTTTTGCAAGTAATATTTCACAAGCAGTAGAATCTTTTTTATCCTTATCATTGGATCGATCATTTGATGATGTAGGACTCATTAGATCACTTTCATCAACTAATGTAGTTATATTAACAAGTTCGTCGTTATAATAAATGTATTCACTGAACTTTGAATTAATTTTTGCTAATTGAGCGTGATTCATTAGACAACAGAATATATCATTAGAATTTATGGATTCTTTATTGGATAATTTATTAATAATATCATTACTATTTATATCTTTTAATTCTGGAAGTTTGTAATCTTTCCAATAATCTATGTTTGTTTCTTGAAAATATTCTTGAAGCTCATTATTAAATTCTTCAAATAATGTTTTTATAAATTGAATATTAAAATTATAATTTTCAGTTCCAATTATATCGTCTTGTAACTGTTGCTGATCAATTGATAAATTTCGAAAAATATATAGAACTGGTCTTTTTAGTATATGAACCGAAACCCACATTATTATACAAGCCTGAACTCTTTTTCCAAGTTGTATATCTCCCCATAGTAGTTCTATAATTGATTTTTCATTACCTTCCAAATTAAGAGCATTTAATAAATCTTCTTCAAACGAAGGTAGACTAATATTTTTTGGAATATTTTTTAATTTTATTGGATTATTTCCCCAATTGTGTCTCTCTAGACTTTCTTCATTTATATATTTACACTTATTTAACATTATATTTATAATTTTTTCGAGTGGTTTTTTAAAAATCCCAGGATTTTTCTTGTAAAACGAGTTTATTCTATCTTCTAAATATGTCATTTTGTTGAGTTTATATGAAATATATAAGGCATATATTTTTAAATCAATTTTATATGTATATATAAATGCCTATAAATATATGCCTTATATATTTCATATAAACTCAACGAAATCACAAATAATATTTGTTGGACTCGCGATTTGAATCAACACACTATAGGTATAGACTCTGTGATGTAGCCACATATTTCAGTATCATACCATCAATCTGAGCTAATTTGTGTTGAAAATCAACCATACCCAGTTGTTCGCATATCGAAATAAATTC